CCACCATGGTCTGTTATGCTACCCACATTTTGACTACCATAAATACTGTTACTACTATTACTATTAAATCTAACCCATGCTCTTTGTGCATAATAACCAGCACTACCTGTTCCTGTAACAACGTTACCGCCGATTCTAGCACTTGCAAGTGTGCCTGATGATATATTACTAGCATTGGTAGTATCGGTTGTTGCTGATGCAGCTAATGCAGTTCCGTTAACAGTAATCGCATCTGCCTCAAGAGTTCCGTCAACATCGACGTCCCCAGAAATATCTAAACTACCAGCAGCGACCTCATTAGCAAACGTAACACTTGAACCACTAAATGTAGCGGCTGTTGTGGTTCCTGAGTTAATTCTTAAATTACCACTA